ATTCGATTATACAGCTATAGGTGATGCAGTTAATTTAGCAGCTAGACTTGAAAGCTCAACCAAAGAAGTTCAACAAGATATTGTTATTGGTGAGGAGACTATGAAGGGTTCTTCCTACGATTTAGTGGCTTTAGAGCCTATAAAGGTCAAAGGTAAGGAAAAATCCATCAAAATCTACACAATTTTAGGCTAAACTGCGTAGGAGACTCTCAGAGGCTCTGTAACGAATTTCATAGCTTTTTGGACGTATAGTATTCCTTACCTACGATAAATGCGTTACAGGCGATTCTGTGAGGTCATTTTTTAAATAATCACCAAAATTTTAAGTATTCAAAGCACTAAGTTCATTTTGCATCTGATAATGTAATTTACCAAACTTTATTAGCCCAGAACTGATTAAAGTTTCTATTAACTTTAGATCATGTCCTTTAAAAAATCTTTGAGCTTCTTCTTTTGGTAGATTAGAAATCTCAGTGATGAGTCTTCCTTCAGTATCTAGCAATACTTTAAATGATACAATGTTAGCTTCTTTCGGTGCTGACTGTTTTTTTCTCATTATTCTATATGTTTAAAGGTTACTTTATTCTCCTTACCCTTTAGTCCAGCTTTCATGTAAGTAGTTGCTCTACCTTCAAAGAAGTTTTGATGTTCAACACCCATAACTTCATCAAGCCATTCCAAAGGATTTTCCTTTTGATTATAATTTGTCTTTAGTCCTAGCTGTAGTAATCTTCTATCAGCTATGTATCTGTTGTACTTGTACATGTCTTCTTTAGTTAGTCCTTCAATGTTACCCATCTCAAATACTAAATCTAAGAACTTGTCTTCTAACTTAACCATTTCACGACAGATGTCATATATTTCTTTCTTGAACTCATCTGTCCATATTTCTATGTTCTCTTTGATAAACTCTCTAAATACTTTAGTCATAGCTTCAACATGCAAAGATTCATCTCTAATGGAATAGGTAACTATCTGACCCATACCTTTCATCTTACCGAATCTTGGGAAGTTTAATAAAATAGCAAAGCTAGAAAATAATTGTAAGCCTTCAGTAAAAGCCGAATAAACTGCTAGAGTTTTAGCAATGGTTTTTTTATCGGACTTCTTAGGTTTGAACTTACCAACGTAATCGTGTTTATCTGACATCTCTTCGTATTCAGCAAAGGCTCTATATTCTTTAGCTGACATACCTACAGTATCTAATAACAAACTGTAAGCATGTTGATGAATAGATTCCATATTAGCAAATGAACCCATCATCATACGAGCTTCAGGCTTTCTGAATATTCTCATATACTTATCAGTATATCCAGCTCCAACATCAACATCAGATTGTGTGAAGAGTCTAAATATCTGAGTAATTAAATTCTTTTCATTATCATCTAGCTCTTGCCAATCTTTCACATCAGTATGTAGTGGTACCGATTCTGGCATCCAATGCATTTGATTTTGTAAATAGTAGTAATCGAACATCCAGGGATATTCAAATGGTTTGTAGTAATCTCTTGTTGTTAATAAACTCATTGCTCCTCCTTAAAGTATTTATTTAACATTTCCAATTTATCTGCGTTGTCAGCCATCTTAGCTAACTCTCCCTCTATAGTTGCCATTATATCAGGATGCTCTGCGACACCAACACCTTTTAATAATAAGTTCTCTATGTTGAGTCTGTGTTTCTCTACTTGTGCTTCGAAGTTCTTTATAAGTGCTTCGACTATTTGATCTCTAAATTCTTCTAACATTTATTCTCCATATTCATTTACTAATAAGCCAACTACAAAATCTTTGAATTGATCTTTAACTGAGTCCATATCAAAGTTTCTACGAGAATGATATATAAACTCATGTATTTGCTCTTTAGTAGCTTTAAAGTTTTTATTCGTTTCTTTTGCTCGTTCTCTAATACAATCAGGTGTGATAGCCCACATGACTAAAGCTCCATTCTTATCTTCCCAGTCTACTAAGCTATCCCAATTAGGTTTTTTAACTTTCTTGTCCCATCGGGTCATTTACCTTGTCCTCTGTATTTTTTCCAAGACTTCTTTTTATTTTTATTCATCGAGGCAAAGGCGACATTCCTACTACCTTGACTTGTTTTCTTTCCTCTTATACCGGTAACTGGTACATGAGTTGTTCCACTGTTCCACTTAGCTGCCATCTTTATTATCTATTTTTATAGGAGCTTCCGTTACAATAACCACTCTAGCTCCGCAAGGTAATATGGGTTTTTCATTACCACCATACATTACTTTTGAAGGTCCTAATATTTCAACAGTATGACAATAAGTGTTAGTTCTACCTTCTTTTATAGTTATAACAGGTTCATTCGTATCGTGTTTTTTATTAGCTCTTATTTTGTGTTGATTGACATGTATATATTTTTTAGCCATTATCCCTCACAACTAATACATTCCACTTCATCTAGTTTTATTCTAGGTACTTTGATATTAACATTTTCTGCAGTCTTTGCGGCATTGGACCTAAAATAATACAAGGATTTTAATTTGTGCATAGCATACCAGTGAACATCATTAACATACTGTAAGTAATCATCGTGGACTTCTTGCAGTTCTGTTGAGGCTGGAATGTTAAAGAATAAATTAACACTCTGAGCCTGGCAGACAAACTCTTGTCTTTTATAAGCATGTTCAACAACCCATATCTGATTGATCTCATCTGCTGTTTTAAAGATTTCTTTTTCGTCTGCTGTTAGTTCATCAAGCTGTTGTACTGAACCATTATGAGCAGTCATACTTTTCCAGATACTTTCTTGATCTTTTCTACTAATCTTCTTTTTATCTAGCAGTTTTTGTAAAGCTTGATTCTTTACTTGGTAGCTCCCTGAAAGAGTTTTGTGCGTATATACGTTAGCCCTAATAGGCTCAATCGAAGGAGATGTCCCACCACAAATAATACTAGAAGAGGCATTAGGAGCAATAGCAAGAAGATGAGCATTCCTAGTAGTCCTATCACTTGAATCAGGAAATGCTCCACGACTTTCACACAATCGTTTAGTAGCTTTTGTAGCTTTACTCTTAATGTGTTTAAATATTCCGTAGTTGATTCCGGTTGCTTGTAAGCCTTCGAAAGGAATTCCTTGGCTTTGGAGATATGAATGGAAGCCCATTGCCCCCAAGCCGATAGACCTTTCTCGATAGGCTGAGTAAGCCGCTTTATGTAAACCCATACGTCCTTCTTTAACATAATTTTTAAACCTCCTGTAATTTAGACTGTATTCTCCGAACTCTGAAGTATCGACAACATATTCAATAAAATGTTCTAAAACATTATCCAACATAGTAACTAAGTCATCTATAAATTGTTTATTACCTTTCCAATCATCGTACTTAGCTAAATTGACACTAGATAAACAACAAACTGCTGTCCTCTCTTCGTTGGTTGGTAAAACTATTTCAGAACATAAGTTGCTTTGTTTAACTTCTAAGCCTAAATCTTTTAGGCATTTAGGTAGATACTCATTACAAGTATCAATGTTTATCATGTAGGGTTCTCCTGTCTCTGCTCTAGCATCTATGATCTGCCACCAGAGTTGTCTTGCATTGACTGTCTTTACAGGCTGTTTAGATTTAGGGTCTATTAATCTCCACTCTTCATCGTTCTCTACAGCCCTTAAAAAGTCATTCGATATGTTGACTGCATTGTGTAGGTTTAAACATTTACGATGAATGTCACCACCAGATTCCTTACGCATATTAATAAACTCTTCTACTTCAGGATGTGATATGTCCATGTAAGCTGCATAACTTCCTCTCCTGGTAACACCTTGATTGAAAGCCATCATTTGTGAGTCAACTACATGCATAAAAGGTATAGAGCCAGTGGATTTACTACCATGTTTGGTTGCTACTCCATTACTTCTAACGTCACCCCAATAGCCACCAATACCACCACCCATAGAAGCTAACCAAATGTTTTCATCGTAGTGAGCAGATAAACCTTCTCGGCTATCAGGAACATAGTTTAAGAAACAACTAATAGGAAGACCTCTAGAAGTTCCACCATTAGAAAGTATAGGAGTAGAAAACATAAACCAAAACTGAGAAGCATAATCATATAACCTCTGAGCCAACTCAAAGTCAGTAAGTCCTTTATAAGTTGCACCAAATACACTAGCTCTTGCCAAAGCTTCTTGAGCATGAGTTTCCTCCTTCCAAAAATACCTATCGTTTAAGGTATCTAAACTGAATTTATCTAAATCGTTTTCTCGGTTATAGTCAATTACTATACCTAGATATTGTTTCTTTCCTACTTTATCTGTCATTATTCTCCTGTCTTAAAAAATTTATCTGTTTCATCATGGATATGTAACATAATAATTCCATAATGTAATATCTTCAGTAAGTCTTTTCTATTTCTTCCTTCTTTATTACCATAACGTTTAGCATATTTCATAATATTTCCCATGCAGAATCCTGTCCCATGTCCAGAATCAATAATAACATCTGTAGCTTGGTACTTATCTGTAGCATAGTGCTGACCATAGGTGTCATATATATATCGTTTTAATTCTTCAACTAACTTATCTTCATTAAACTTGTACATAATTTTCAATGTCCTCTACTGATATGTCTTCCAACGACTTACTTTTTAATAGTTGTTTAATATTCTTAACAACCCATCTGAAACTCCAGGCACTAAGGATTGTTCTGCCCTGTGCATAAATATGCGTTCCCGTATCAGGCATCATATCTAATACAGTGTCTGGAGTAACCTTCTTCCTTTCTTCATCAGGTATGTATTTACATATCCAATCTACTAGAATCTCTTTAGCTTTTCTTCTTATTGCTTTTGCTTTTTTTGCTCTCATAAATTATTTCCTCTACTTTAGGTTCTGATTCTACATGTGTAAAGAATACAGGACCTCTAGCATATTTAAATACTCTTAATCCTCTACCATTGTTAGCATCTTTATGACATTCAAACTTATGTCGGCAGTAAGTACATAACCTTGGTAGTTTAAAGTTACCAGAGCTACCTTCTGCTTCAGGTTGATAACATAACTCAGGTGGAGTTCTCTTCTTTAATATCTTTTTAAGATTCTGTATTCTTAATTTAACATTAGGCTTATCAAACTCATTAGGTCTAAACAAGGCTATCTCTCCAGTCTCTTTGTTTAGGGCTAAGAAACCACCTTCATTAGTCTGTTCAGCCTCTTCGTAGCCTGTTAGCTGCGTAATGTAACCAAAGGAATCTTCCTCAGATAATGTGCCTTCACTAAACTTTTTAAACGCATAAGAAGAAGCTGTCTTAATATCGACAACTTGACCATCGATCTTACAGTCCATGTGACCTTTAATACCTTCGACATTTACTTCCTTTTGTTCATCTTCTACTTTATGTCCAGAAAGTTTGACCAAAAAAAGTAATACAGTCTCCAATAAGTGACCATATAAAAACTTAATATAAACGGATGGATTTATTATTTCTTGAGGAGCTTCGCTTTTTGCATCAAACCAAAGCTGTCTTTCAGGCTTACCAATGTTAGACATTCGTAAGGTAGAGGTTCCCCTCTCTTCAGGCAAAGCCCAATGAGCAAGGGTTTCTTTCATGTCTTTACCGAAGTTCTCGAGGTCTTCCTCTGTAACTGGTAAAGGTTTGTTGTGAGCCAAAGGCTCTAGTGCTTTGTAGATGTCCTCAACGAGGGTATCAAGATTTTTTTTCTTCATTATATATTATACCATCTAATTCTAAAATTGCATCAACAAAATGGATTTTATACCACTCTTTTTGATGTGGAACCATCTTGGATAGCTTCTTATGCCATAACAGTTCTATCTTTTTACAGTCAGTAACAAACTTACCATACTCTAATTTGTAATCTCTAAAGGGACTAAAGGTTTGATAGTGTTTAAATCTATCTTGAACATCAGCAGCTCGTCCTACTTTTATCCAGCCCTGCCAAGCTTTATTACTTATAATGTAAACAAAACCTTCATTAAGTTCTTTATATTTACCAAGACTCTGGAAAGCTGCTTGTTCAAATGTTTTATAGTTTCCTGGTTTGTGTAAAGGATGTGATTTACTAACATACTTACCAGCAACAAACATTCTGGTATCGTTCTTCTTTAAATAAGAAGCTACTCGTTCTCGTTTACCATTAGGTCTTATGTACCACCATTCACCATTCTCAAAGCTAGTGCTTCTAACTCTAGTGGGTTTCACTCCAGTTGTTTCCAATCTTATATTCTCCTGTCATAGGACATCTAATCCCTAGTTCTTCTCCTGCTTTGACCATAGCTTCAACAGCTAAGGCACCAGCCTTTGTAGCCTGACAAGCTCTGACTTCTATCTGCCATTCATCATGTATGTTAGCTACAAATTTAAAATCCATACCTGAAAGTTTTAATCTTTCATTTAATAGTATCAAAGCTTTCTTCATATAGATAGCCCCAGCACTCTGTAATAACGTATTTAATGCTCCATGCTCAGACCTAATGAATAGTTTCCTACCATCTAGTCCTTTAATCCATCCTTTTGCTGCAGCTCTTGTAACTTTAAATCGCAGATTTTTAAGTGCAGGGATATTATCGAGAAAATTCTTTCGTAATCGTTGACCATCTTTTGTATTTCCTCCAATGATACTGCCAAGCTTTGAATCTCCTGCTCCGTAAACGAAGGCATAGATAAAAGTTTTTGCTTGATCTCTTGATTCAAGTCCTGCCAAGGCTTGATTTGTTGCATGAATGTCTCCAGTTGAAACATTTTTTATATACTCCTCATCGTTCATGTAGTGTGATAGTAGTCGCAACTCAAGCTGACTAGCATCAACACCTACTAATTTATATTCGTCTTCGACAACCCAACAAGCTCTACACTCCTGACCATAAGGGGAATGAATGCTAGGAACTTGAGCCATGTTAGGATTTCTATGGGTCATTCTACCGGTTATCGTACCATTAGGAATAACAAAACCATGAACTCTACCATCGTCTTCGACTGCATCAACCCAACTTTCTATCTGTGTTAATCGTTTCTGTACTAATAAATACTCAGCAATAAGCTTAGCTTCAGGAATACCTTCCACTTCATATAGAGTTAATTCATCAACGATGGGCTGACCTGTTGGAGTAAACTTCTTAGGTTTCCACCCAAAGTCTACTAAGTATTCTCCTATTTGTTTTCTTGAACCTAAGTTAAACTCTTGTAATTCTTTACGATAGAAAGGCTCATAGTCGTTGGTGTTTAGTATATTCTCATATTCAGAGGGTCTTAGTCCTCGTTTAGATAAAGTGCCATCTTTTTTAAATACAGGTACTACTAACTTGACATCAAGCATACGAGGTTTAAATACTTTCTTGACCTCTGTTTCTATCTCTGTCATGCGTTCACGCAATCGAGCTAAGAGCATAGTGGCATTAACCATATCAAACTTGAAGCCGTTCTGTTCTTGTTCTTTGATGATAGGAGCTACATCATGCTCCAATCTCATACATTCTTTACTGAAATCTTTAGAAACATTGATCAGATTATTGAATATCCTGGTGTTTACTTTGACATCTTGTACGCAGTAATCAAGCATCTCTTCAGAGAAGTTTTCAAAGTCTTCAAACTCTGTCTTAGCTATATTAAGTGTGTTACCCCAAGCTTCTAGGCTATGACCACCTTCTCTAACAGGATTGAATAGACGAGAAAGAACTAAAGTATCTATGACATTACCTTTATAATCAAAGGAATGGAGACTTTTTAAAACAGGTAAGTCAAAGCCTATAATATTATGTCCAATTAACTTTTCAGCTTTACCTAGAAACTCTAGTCCCTTCTCAATCTCATTTGGTCTAAATTTATATATCTTTTTAGTTTCAATATCTTGAGCTACGATACACCAAACCTTAGTGGCTTTAATGTCATCGGTCTCTATATCAAATACTAATTTCAAAAGTCGTCCTCTTCTTGTTCATACTCGTAAAGTCTTCCTGTTTCTCCATTGTATTTGAGATAACAAGCAACACCGACATCACCAGTATATCTAGATTTTAACACACGCAGACGAGTTGTGTTGGCTTCTTGAGCATCATCTGCCTGTTGATTTCTCTCCAAAGCAATCACACAATCAGAAAGCTGAGCAATACTTTGTGAGCCTCTTAAGTGTGATAGGCTAACTTCAATACCATTCTCATGTCCTTTATCAGATGAGGTTCTTCTCAAGTGTGATACTAAGATAACTCCTGCTCCTGTTTCTTCTACGATACTTCTAAGCCTAGTCATAATATTATCTATGGCTCTTCTTTCATCGCCTTCAGTCACAGCAGTAACTAACATGTGTAAGTGATCAATGACTACCCATTTACAATCGCAACTGATAATCATAAATCTAAGCTTACTAAAGATTTCTTCTATGTCATTGGTACCGAAGTGAGCATGAATCCAAACTCTGTTTTTGTTTTCACCATCATAAAGAATCTCAAAGAACTTATCTATTTGTTCTTCAGTAAACTGTTCTCGCACCTGGTCAATGTAAAGTCTAGCATTAGCTTCAATAGAAAGAATACCATCAATGGTTCTTCTCCAATCTTCTTCAAGTGCTATCACTCCTATATTGTCATTGGTACTCTTAATAAGATGGTGTTCAAGCTCTCTAGTTACAGATGACTTACCAAGTCCTGTACCACCGGTAAGAGTAACTAGCTCTCCTTGTCGTAGTCCATAAAGCTTTTCGTTTAAACCTTCATAAGGATAAGGCACAGACTTTTTCTTTTCTCTCTTCTTATATTCAGCAGACTTCTCAGATACATTAATAACTCCTGTAGGAGTATAGGTCTTTGAATCCCAATAAGCTTTAGTAAACTGTCTGATTTCATTCTGTCTGAGCATATCATTAGCATCTTTGAAGCCCTCTGGTATGCACATGATTTTAGCTTTACCTGGTTTAAACAATTGAGCTACTTTAGCTGAAGCTTCCTTACCATGCTTATCATTATCAAAACAGATAATAACTTCCTCGAACTTGTCTAGAAACTCTAAGCTATTCTTGACATCATTGACTGCTCCTTGTGTACCTGTCCGAATAGATACCACTTCCCACTTCATACTAAGTAACTGATAGGCAGCCATAGCATCGCACTCGCCTTCAGTAATTAGTATTCTTTTACCAGCTTTAAACAGATTTTCACCGAACAAACCAGCACCATGAAAACTACCAGTGCTAAAGAAATTCTTATCTTTAACATATCTAGTCTTCGTGGCGACTAATTCGTGTTGGTTATAGTAAGGATAATGATGTTGTTTGATCTTACCATTATCATCGAGAGTCACTTTAACCCCATACTTCTGAGCTACTTCTTTTGATATGCCTCTATCAGTTAAGGCATAATAATCAGTATCTCCTTCTGGGACAAATGTATCTTCAGTATCTATGGCTGAGGTTGGTTCAGCATAGTTCTTGAAAAACTTTCCACAACTAAAGCACTTAGCAGACCCATCATCATTGACACTAACAGCATCACTAGAATCACAGGCATGACATGGCTCATGGAGTTTAACAAAACCCATTCTTTGCTCCTTTTAAAATGTAAGCTTACTTAGCTTCTTTTGTTTCTTCTTCTACTACAACTTCTTCTTGTGGCTCTACTTCTGCGTTAGCTTGAACAAGTTCCTGTTTGATACCATTCTCAAGATGTGTTCTAAAGAAACTCAAAGCCTCGACATTAACTGCAACAATATTTTGCTTCTGAATTGCTACATCAATAGCAGCTCTTGTATCTTGATTTTCTACTTTGTCAGTGTCATACCACACCCATTCGTTAGGAACAACTTGTCCTTTTTCGTCTAATTTTTGAAATCTAATTTGCATAATATTCCTCCATTAAAAATCTAGATTCTCTTCATTACTCTCAGTTGGGTCGTCCTTTTTATCTGGGTCATACTCAACTAAGTCTAATATTTTTACACGATTGATCATGTAGTTTGTAAAGACTCCATAATCATTCTTAATTGTATAGATGTAGTATTCGACTCTAGCTCTGGTGCCATTACCAATTATTACATCTCTACCATTGTCCTGGAATTTGAAAGGTTGTCCATCTTCGGTTAATACCGGTGGTCTGTTATTCTCACCTCCAGATTTACTCTTTGTGTATTGTTTAAAGTAAATACACTCTGGAATCCCTGCGTCCTCCCATTCCTTGACTTTTACTTTTTGTCCTTTAGCTTCAGCTATTTCTTTTTTATCTGTTGGACAAAGATAAGTTTCATAAATACCTTCTTTTTTAAACCTAGTATTAGGTCTATTTAGAGAAGGATAATATAGATGTCCTTCTATAGAATATTTAATAAACCTACCCTCTTCATCTTTACTTGCTCTCAGCGACATAATTAACCTCCTTTCCCTGTGATATAGCAATTAAATTATCAAAGTGTTCATAAGGTTCATTCTTAAAAATAATGTTGAACCCTCTGCCACATTTCTCTGCTTCGTAAACTATTTTATTTCTGTAGAAATCTTTATAGTTACGAGCTACATAATCGTCCCATTTACTAAACTGTTTTTGGCTTAGATAAACAGGTTCAAATTCGTCCCAATAATTCATAATTAAATATTATACTCCATTATCAATTTCATTAATAGTCTTTTCTGTGATTATTATGTCTAAATTATCTTTGATTTTATGACCAATATAATCATTAACTAATAATTCACACAACTCATTCAGCTCAACACTATTCAATCGTTTCAATCGCTCAGCTAAATTATTAACTTCTATACTCATCTCTTTGTATGTATAGGCTTAGGCGATAACCTAAGAAATCTATTAACATCGAGTCAAGATCAGCTCCCCAATGATCAAGAGCAAACTCAGCAAACTTATCTTTTAAGCCTTCCTCGTTCTCTAAATCTTTTGGAAAAGAACTATTGATGAACTCACCAATCTCGTCTTTAATGCTATCGTTTACCATATCTGGGTCATACATAATATACTCCTTTTAATTTTTGGCTCAACTGTAAGATATTTTAAGGCTATCTCATTACCCAAGCCGACACCCATCAGCTCTCTATTTCGAATCATTATTTGAGGATTCTCCTATACGATTTTGTTGAGCCAAAACCTTTATCGTGACATTCGTCACATATCCAAAATAATTGGACTAACTTTAAGTTCTTTGTTTGTTTCTTACATTCTTTGTTCTCACAAGCAACAGGCTTCTGAGAGCCAAATAAGACTTCTCCTAAGTTTTTATAAAGAGCCTCACTTGCCCTATCACTTTCATCTATGTATTCGTTACAGAGCCTTACAAGCTCTTGAACATCATCATTTATACTACTCATCATCTTTTCCTCTAATCTTATCTAGATTAATTAAAAACAATATAGAAGTCAAGATAGCAAGAAGCACTACTGAAGACATAACAAATAGTGTAATAATTAATTCAATCGTTATCTGTGTTTCTGTTATCATGTGTTTTACATAAAGTTTCTGTACATACCGGATTGTAGTTATGGAAAATAATATCTCCTAAGTTTGTAGTATAACCAAAGTTCATAAGTGGACTACCACATTCCTTACACTCCTGGTCTAGCACTAGCATTGTTGCTTTGTATGTTCCGTAAGCCATTAGTTTAATACCTTCAGTACCCAATTCTCAGCTATCCTTTCAGCATAAGTTTCTGAATGATCGTGAGCATAAACTGTTCTAATATAATCGCCTCTATCAAAAAGGTCTACTTCAAAACCATTCTTGCCTTTGGTAACTCTAGCAAATCGTTTTTCATTAGTGCCAAATTCGTGTCTGACATCTTTAGTTGTAGTCGTCATAGTAACCTCCACATATTATTACACACCCATATTTAAGGTATTTATAAATTAATATACAACACACTCCAATAGTAAGTAAAGCAAAATACATTCGTTCCATATCTTTAATTTTTAGTTTCATTTCTTCTCCTTAAAATTTGTGGTCTGGTCTGCACTCATAACAAAAGTATGAATGACCACCATTAGGTTCGTGATCGTGTCTTTCTTCGTAGACATCAATACCTTCTTCGTAATACCAAATTTGCCAAGATAGTCCACAAGGTTTGTAATCATCTGGTGTCCTTTCAAGTTCAACAGTATCGGCTTTGAAAGGTTTTTGACAATCGTCACATTTATATTGGTTCATCAGACACCTCCTTTAACTAAGCCAGAGCCACGCATGATGTCCTCTACTGTGTCAACAATATCTTCAAATTCATCTTGCTTTTCTGGTGTTCTTGTTTCATTACCGGCTTCATCTTCCACCCAAATATTATCTAGTGAGCTGTATTCAAGAATATGATTTGCTAATGTTGCGTATAATTCCACCCATATTTCTGGTGGTACAACTACTTTAGGTCTACTCATCAGACACCTCCACCCATTCAATGTTTTTTATTTCGTGATCTTCTAAGTCAATATTATGTTCTTCTTGAAAGGACTGTTTTACCCATTCAATATATTCTTCTTTCGTTTCACACTCTCTACCCATATCAAATACAGAATAAGTAATAGTGCTAGTAAATGATTTAAGAGCCATTATTCCACACCTCCTTTCCTTGAATTGTTTAGATAGTCTGTTTGACTGATTCGTCCCAGACGCATTAGCTCCTTATCAAAGCAGACTGCTTTTTTAAGATCACTAAAGGTTGCAAAGCCCAACTCTTTTTGAGTTGTAACCTGTTGATTTTCGATACTATTAAGCCTACTAATAAGTTCTTTATGTCTCTTATTAGCTAACTTATTAGCTTTCTTCTTATTAGCTTCTTTATTCATAGCTACTCCTTTTAAGTTTATGAAGCTCTAGTTGCTTCTAGCTCTATAGTTACTCAACAGGTACCACCCTGTCAATACCCTAAAGAAAAAAAGTAGTAGTTTTTTTAGATGGCTATGAAGCCCTATAAAGAAAAAGCCCTCCGAAGAGGGCTATACTCATACAAAAATAAGGTTGATAGTTTTTTGGTTACGAAGCAACTATCTAGCTCCTCCAACAGCACCCTTAACCATTCGGTTTTATAGTCCCTGTTAAGACTGTCCTTCTCTTCTTTAGTTCCACGACTGTTGCAACAATCATTGTGAAACTGCCAATAGTTCCTCAGACTTTGTAGTGTTATAGGCGATGGGTTCTAGCACTTATCCTAAACTTCATCTTACGACCTACTTCGTCACCCTGTAAACAGTTCAGACTTCTGGATTTTATAGTAAGCTCATCTTACTCTACAATATTTACTTTAACACTAGCAATATTTAAATGTCAATAGTTTTTTAAACTTTTTTAAAAAGGCTCAGCACTTAACTCCATCATGCCGAGCCTACAACGTCTTACATTCTTAATACACTCATTAAAATGTAGTCACATTCTAGCAATTAATTAGATATAATTCAAGTTTATGGCTTGACATTATCGCTATCTATACTAATATTATCTTTGTAAGTTATTCTAAACTTGCAATCTATGAATATTTATTTTCATTAATATTTATTTTTCATAGCTCCTTTGTAAGCCTCTAATTTATTAATTTATTTTAGAGGCTTTTTTTATTATAAAAATTATTTGCTTTTTTATTTTATTTAGATTAGGCTTTACTTATTCATTAATAAAAGGAGTTATAAAAGATGAATTTAAAAGAAACTAAAGCCCTCATAAAAGATGGTTACAATCGTTTATATGTTTTAACTAACCTAAGTTGGAAAGACTATAGGGAAGAAATGCTAAAGTATGAAAAGAAACTAGCCAAAGATTGGCGAGATTCAACAAGAGATAATTGGCGAGTAGATGTTGATTGGTATTTAACAACAACAGAAGAAGCAAAGTTTTTTTGTATTCAACATATATTAAATGCTTTAAAAGCCAAAGAGCCAATAGCAATTAATAGCATTCTACATTGTAAAGAATCTTATTGTATGGCTCATGCTTTGGTATCTACTTATAGGGAAAAGATAGAGGAAGCCTTTAAAGGTTTTGATCTTAATTCTTTTGATCTATTAAACCATACAGAATTTCATAGTGAGGTGGCATAAATGGAATCATGGAGTATAAAAGAATTAACTGAGATTTTAAAAACTCATACTAACTATTATTTTTATAATGGCATTAAGTATTTTACGAATCATACTGACACCATAACAGAGAAACATATTAATTATTATATGGGTGGATTCTCAGCAGAGGAACTACAAAATATAAATGAATTACTAAAAGAAAAACTAGCATTAAAAGGAGTAGTTACAACATGAACTAATTAATATTTGATCTCCCCTTGAAGCCCTCATTAATTTGAGGGTTTCTTTTTTGTTGCATTTAAAATTGTTTTGAGCATATAATAAGTCATTAACTACTTAAAAGGAGTAATTGAAAATGCTTATTTATAAAGATAAAAATAACGCAAACTTTAAACCTATCATTAAAGAAATGACAGGGGATCAATTTAAAATATCTAAGTATGTTGTAGAGCATACGGATATTAATACATTCCAAGTTGAACTCTTCACTAGAGATGAATTTGGCTACAATGTAGATATTTATACAGATGAAATTGTTTTGTTCGAAGATGTAGAGAAACTATTTCAAGATTTAAGATTTAACTATCTTAATAAATTACAAGGGGTAAACAATGAATAAATATATAAAAGAAGCTAACCTTACATTGCATAAAGATGGTGGTCATGGTTGGCTTAAAGTAAGTAAAGATTTTTTTAATAGAACTAATTTAACTATAAAAAATATAAGCTCTTATTCTTATCAAGATAATGATAACTATTATTTAGAGGAAGATTTAGACGCAACTTTATATATAAGAAATTTAGAAGCTGAGGGTATAAAAATTAATCTTAGTTTTAAAGATGATGGGGATTATTCACCTATAAGACAATTAGAAAGAGTATAAGCCCTAAAGATTCCCCTTAATAGCCCCATTCATTTGGGGCTTTTTTTTGCCCTCTAAAAGGCTCTAATCTTTGCCCTAGTGGTTGAGTACCTTTAAAACTCTTTAGAGCTTCTGAGGGCTTAATATTGTTGTTTCCTTTGTTGATCTTGTAAGCCCTATAAAGTTATAGCTTGTAAGCCCTATAAAGTTTATAAACATATAAGAGCTTTAAAGGGCTTCTTAGGGCTTGTAAACTAGTAACTTGATACTTGATAGCCCTATAGAGCTTTAAAGAGCTTGTAAGAGCTTGTAAGGGCTTAGATGGTTGGTCTTGATAGCCCTATGAAGAGGGAGGGCAGGAGCCACCCCCTACCCCCTGTGGATATATACACATGCATCTACATTTTGAGCTAGTTTAGGATGGTAACTAGGCGGGGCTTTATAGGGCTTATTAGTTACTTAAAAGGCTTAATAGTTACTAGTTATAAGGTTTTGCTTCATAGTTATAGCTATATAACCCTATAAAGTAGGGGGCTATATAGTATTACTATATATATACTTCACCGCTGGGGGGGATAACTCCCATTATACACCTGAGATTTAAACTTGTCAAGCCCATTCAGCATTTAAGCTTGACAAATGTCAATTCTAGCCCTATAATAGATAATATCTAATACATTATGAGCTACTTACCAAAACAATATCAAAAAGATAAGAAACTAACAGAAAAGCAACAAAAGTTTTTAGATGCGATTTTAGAGACTAATGGCGATATAGCAGAAGCAGGTAAACTTGCAGGATACTCAGGCAACTACCATCAACCATTGAAGGCATTAAAAGAAGAAGTGATAGATTTAGCCTCGGATGTATTAGCAAGGTCTGCCCCTCAGGCAGCTTTTAAATTACTTGAAGTATTGAACTCCAATAAGCCAATACCTCAAGCGAATAATAAACTACAAGCTGCTCAAACTATATTGGATAGAGTTGGTTTAGCCAGGACCGATAGGGTTCAGGTTGACCACAATGTTTCTGGTGGGATATTTATTCTGCCAGAGAAGGAGACGATAGAAGCAGAGGTAGCAAATTATGAAGATATTCCTGACTGAGATAGAAGACGCAGCTTCAGATAAAATCTTTGTTGGACCCTATATTAAGGCACAAAGCTTTGAAGAGGCTCTAGAGATAGCCAATGATCACGATTTGGTTTTAGTTGGTGAACTCCAAGAGCTAATAACATTTAAAGAACCAATTAAGGACACGATACATTAATGAGTAAAAAAGACCCAAGACTTGCCCGAGTAGGAGTTTCAGGTTACAATAAACCTAAAAGAACTCCAAGCCATCCTAAGAAATCACATGTGGTGGTTGCTAAGGTGGGTGATAAGGTTAAGACCATTCGTTTTGGCGAACAAGGTGCCAGTACAGCTGGTAAGCCTAAAGCAGGTGAATCAGAACGAATGAAGAAAAAAAGGAAGAGCTTTAAGGCTCGTCATGCGAAGAATATCGCAAAAGGCAAAATGTCGGCTGCCTATTGGGCTGACAAAGTAAAATGGTAAGGAAATAACATGGAATATTTATTATTAGGACTATTTGCAGTTGCAGTTGTTGTAGTTGCAGTTAATGCATGGAAGCCAGAGTGGCTAGAACCTGTAAAAAAATTAATTAATAAGAAGTAATGCCACAAATCGGAAGTCCGGACAAACCGGTGACATTTAAGTCAGGTACCATCGCAGGGAAGGGTTCTAAAGCCCGTCCCGGTGTTTACACACAAGAATACAGAAATAACTTTGATAGGATATTTGGTCATGCCAAGAAAAGCAAAAACAAAAAGTAAAGTAAATCAAGCTGGTAATTATACGAAACCAGCAATGCGTAAGAGGCTTTTCGAGAAAATCAAAGCCGGTTCTAAAGGTGGTAAACCCGGACAATGGTCGGCTCGGAAAGCCCAGCTTTTAGCTTCTGAATACAAGAAGAAAGGCGGAGGCTATAAGTAATGTTGTATGGAGTCGAAGAAGCATTTAGATTTGTTAAGGAATGGTTAAGAAACGATGCCGTTGAAAAAGGGAAAAAGTCAAAAGGTCGTCAGCGAAAACATTCGCAGACTAAGAAAAGAAGGTAAACCACAGAAACAAGCTGTGGCGATTGCCTTATCAAAAAGTAGAAAGTATGGCAAAAGCAAAGTCGCAAAGAAGTCTAGATAGATGGACCAAACAAAAATGGACCACAGCCAGTGGTAAACCCTCTGGTAAAACAGGTGAAGTTTACGCACCTAAGAAGACCATAGAAAAATTAAAGTCAACAGCAGCTGGTCGTAAGAAATTAACAGCAGCAAATAAAAAGAAAAGAGCAGCTACCAGAAAAGGCAAACAATATGCCAAACATGGGTTACATAAAGGCAAGAAACGATGATGATGTTACCCGATGGTTATATCAAAAGAAAAACCTCTACTATTCCTTTTGGTTATCAAGTATCAAAAATAGAAGGTTATCTAGAACCGATTGACGAACAACTAGAAGCTTTAGACGTAGCTGAAGCCATGATCAACAATCAAGAAGTTAGTTTAAGAGATGCAGCTTATTGGCTGACATCAGAAACAGGTCGTTATATTTCCCATGTTGGTTTGAAACAATATGTCGACAAACGCAACGACTATGACGAATGAGAAAAAAACTAAATGATTGGGACATTAATCCTAATAAATACCTAACCGATGCCAAAGGTGAGTTTGTTTTAAAAAAAGATGGTACACCAAAAAGAAAGACAGGTAGACCTACAGGCACAACACTTAAAGAAAAATACAAAGACAAAGAAGCTTATGAGTCAGCAAGACGAGCATTAAAGCATAAAAAAGATGGAATCGCCAAACTTGAAAAAGCTCTGGAGGCAAAGCGACAGACCTTTAACAGACAAAAGAAAATCTTATCAGAACTTGACTCAGACAAACCTACAAGAGCTGGAAAAATCACAACAGATCAAGAAATATCAGCTCTGCCTCCTACAGTTCAAGAACAAATAAAAGATTCTAAAGTTCTATTTCATCCCAACGAAGGACCCCAAACCAATTTCCTAGCAGCACCAGAAAAAGATGTGCTGTATGGTGGAGCAGCTGGTGGTGGTAAAAGTTTTGCTATGTTGATAGACCCTTTGCGTAATTGTCATCGCAAAGCTCATAGGGCTTTAATCCTCAGACGTTCTATGCCTGAGTTACGAGAACTAATAGATAAGTCTAGAGAAATATACCCTAATGCTTTTCCAGGTGCTAAGTTTAGAGAAGTTGAAAAAGTTTGGAACTTTCCTTCCGGAGCTAAGATTGAATTTGGGTTCTTGGAAAAGGATGCTGATGTTTATAGATATCAAGGACAAGCATATTCTTGGATAGGCTTTGATGAGATAACCCACCTCCCTACAGAATTTGGTTGGAACTATTTGGCATCTCGTTTAAGAACTACAGACCCAGAACTACAAACTTATTTAAGATGTACTGCTAACCCAGGCGGTGTTGGTTCACATTGGGTTAAAAAAAGATACGTTGAAGCCAACGAACCAAACAAAAGCTTTATAGGGACCGATGGACTATCTCGTAAGTTTATTCCTGCAAAGTTATCTGATAATCCATACTTAGCCCATGATGGTGTTTATGAAACCATGCTTAAGTCCTTACCAGCAACACAAAGGAAACAGTTGCTTGAAGGTAATTGGGATGTAGCTGAAGGAGCAGCCTTTACTGAATTTGATTTTAACTTACATGTTATAGACCCTTTTGAGATTCCAATGCACTGGAGTAGAACAAAAGGTATCGACTATGGTTATGCTTCTGAGTCTTGCTGTTTATGGGGAGCTGTTGATATAAACGATGGTACTTTAATAATATATAGGGAATTATACCAAAAAGGCTTGACAGGTCAAGATTTAGGCAGTATAATAAGTAATATGGAGGTCGAAGACCCCATGAGTGTACCTGGAGTGCTTGACACTGCTGCTTGGTCAAGAACTGGAACTACAGGTCCTACAGTTGGAGAAACTCTACAACGCATGGGACATAAACTCCGTAGAGCAGATAAAAATAGAGTTCAGGGTAAAATACAAATACACGAGTATTTAAAAGAACAACCTAGTGGAAGACCTAGATTACAAATATTTAGATCATGCCAAAACTTGATTAGAGAGTTACAAAGCATACCACTAGCTAGAAATAATTCTGAAGATGTTGATACACATGCTTCAGACCATGCTTATGATGCATTGCGATATATGATTATGAGTCGTCCACGAGTTACCAGCACAGTGGATGAACTTAGAAGAATCAAACAGGATTTGTCATTTGCCCCTGCAGACTCTACGTTTGGATATTGATAGATGGCGGAAGACAACACGAACAATACTTTTTTAAATGCTGACTACATATATGAAGATGTAGAAGGTGAAGCTGGTAAAAATCTAAACTTAATCCCTGATCAAAAAATAAATTTAGTTGGACTTATTCAAAGTCGTTTCTCTGTAGCTGAAGATTCTCGAGATGCAGATGAAAGAAGATGGTTAGAAGCTTACGAAAATTATCGTGGGCTTTATGGTAAAAGAGCTAAATTTAGAGAATCTGAAAAATCAAGAGTATTTGTAAAAATTACTAAGACCAAAGTATTAGCAGCATTTGGTCAATTAGTAGATGTTTTATTTGGTACTGGTAAATTTCCTATTGGTATTAATGAAACAAAAATCCCTGAAGGCGAAAAAGCCAATGCTCATTTAGACTTTCAAAATCCTCAACCAGGAATTGAAATGTCTGAACCACAAGAGATGCCAGATAACATTGGCAATCAAATAGGTGGACCTTACGACATTGGTTACGAAGGCGATGGACGAGTTTTGAAAGCTGGAGCTACATTTGGCGATGGTATGTTTGAAGACTCAGAAAAGTCTTTAGAAGATATAGCTGAAGAAGCTGGAGTAGTTAGAGAAGGTTACAGTCCTGACCCACAAAAGTTAGAACTGTCTCCAGCCCAAAGAGCTGCAAGGAGAATGGAAAAATTAATCCATGATCAGATTGAAGAATCAAATGGTTCTTCTGAAATGAGAAGTGCTTTATTAGAAGGAGCATTATTAGGAACAGGTATTATTAAGGGTCCTTTCAATTTCAACAAAACCCTTAATCAATGGCAAGTTAATGAAGCAGGTGAAAGAGAATATTCACCAATACAAGTTAGAGTACCAAGAATTGAATTTGTTAGTTGTTGGGATTTTTACCCTGACCCCGGAGCAACTAACATTGAAGAGTGTGAGTATGTAATTCATAGACACAGAATGAATACTTCACAATTAAGAGCATTGAAAAATATGCCTTACTTTGATAAAGAGGCTATTCGTGAAGCAATTCAGAATGGTCCTAACTATGTAGAAAAAGACTTTGAAAGTCAAATCAAAGATGATTACGATGCTGAAGACGCATATTCTAATGCTTTTGAAGTAATAGAATATTGGGGCATTATGGATGCTCAGTATGCTAGAGAAGTAGGTATCGAGTTAGAAGAAGACATTGATGATTTAGATGAGGTTCAAATCAATGCATGGATATGTGGAGATAAACTACTAAGAGCAGTTATCAATCCATTTACTCCATATAGAATACCTTATCATGCATTCCCTTATGAAAGAAATCCTTACAATTTCTTTGGAGTAGGAATAGCTGAGAATATGAATGATTCACAGCAAATTATGAATGGTCATGCTAGAATGGCTATTGATAATCTTGCTTTGTCTGGTTCATTAGTATTTGATATTGATGAATCAGCATTGGTTGCTGGTCAGAACATGGAAATATATCCCGGTAAAATCTTTAGAAGACAAGCCGGAATGCCCGGTCAAGCTATTTATGGTTTGAAGTTTCCAAACACTGCACCTGAAAACATGATGATGTTTGATAGGTTTAGACAGTTAGCTGATGAGCAAACAGGCATACCAAGTTACTCACATGGTCAAACAGGAGTACAAAGTATGACAAGGACTGCCTCTGGTATGTCCATGTTATTAGGAGCTGCAAGTTTAAATATAAAAACTGTTGTTAAGAATCTTGACGACTTTTTATTAAAACCTTTAGGAGAATCATACTTCCAATGGAATATGCAATTCTTTGAAGGCGATATAGATGTAAAAGGTGATTTAGAAGTTAAAGCAACAGGTACTAATAGCTTAATGCAGAAAGAAGTTAGAAGTCAAAGACTGACAATGTTCTTACAGACTGCACAAAGTCCAGCTATTGCACCTTTTGTTAAGATTTCTAAATTGGTTAGTGAACTTGCCTACAGCTTGGATTTGGACCCTGATGAAATACTCAATGACCCAGAGGAAGCTGCAATGATGGCACAAATAATAGGAATGCAAAATGTTAGACAAGAAATTGGCGAAGAAGCTCAACTTGGTGGTGAACAACAAGGAGCTATGGGCGGCATTGGTGGAACACCTCAACAACCAACGGAACTTGGACCTACAGGCACTGGTGGTGGCAACATCGGAACTGGAAATGTACCGGTTGCAGGGGAAACTACGTTTAGTGGGACAGTTGGAGCAGCTCCCCAACCAGGTGGCGGAAGCCCTGAATAGAAAAGAGGAGAATTAAATGGCATTATTAGGAGACCAAAAGAAAATAGACGCAAATAAAGATGGCGAAATTACAGCCAAAGATTTTGAAATGTTGAGAGAACAAAGAAGAAGCGGTGGTCTCTTAGATGATGACATGATGAGAATGGGTTATGCCAATGGTAATATGGTAGGTCCTGAAGAACGAGAAGTTAATTTTGGCATGAGAGATGATTATGTCAACAGAGAAATACTTACAGGTATTGTTAATGAATCCAAAATGATTGGTAAATACAAAGACAAAGAAAAATACAGCAATCCTGAAAAATTAGAAGCTCATTTAAATAAATACATGGATAAAGTAGAAAAGAATACTAAGAATCAAGGAACACTTGATAGAGGAGCCATGTTAGATGAGTTTATGAAAGAATTAAATCTTTATGGTGTAGGTAGAGAACAAAAAGCTGAAGGTGGCGAAATGGATGAAATGGAAGGTTTACCATTTGCTCCAGAATATGAAATGGAAGAAGAAAATGAAATGCTACCTGACGAAGAAATGGAACAAAACTTTATAGACTTTATAGTGGACGAAGCATTGTCCGAAGAAGAAGAGTCTATGTTAATGGAACAACTAGAAGCTAATCCTGA